GTTTCATGTTCAACTTCTTGCGTTTCATCATAAAAGATTTTTAGGATTCCGTTTTTTTCTACTAGAGCATCTTTAAAAAAATTATACAAAAGGGTAAAGCCATCGTTTTCTTTATAAAAAATATGGTTGAGATAAGCGGTTGCTTGATCGGCTAACGGTGCATCTTCAGCTCTGACTGGTTCGCACTGCACCACTTTGTCTGATGAAGTAAAAACTCTTAATAAATTCGGTAATAAACTTTCAACGGTGTCAGCGACATCGGTACTAACGACTTGGCTTCTTCCAGCCATTTCGTTTCCTAATGGATCACCCTGATAATATTTTAAAGATTTTTCCCTTTGATCGGAAAGGAGACCGCCTAGATACCCAATCGCATTATTAATTTGTCCTTGAAGAATACTTCGTAAAGTTGGGTCTTCTAGTTTTAGAATTTTTTTTGCCATGATTAAACTACGTAGCTTGTGTCCACTTTAATTTTCTTTTTCCAGTCGCTAACTTTTCCTCCGAAAAAAGTACACCCTGTTCTAAAAGCGTCAGACGGATGGGAAGCAAAGTTATGGGTTGGTCGGTTCTTAAAGCACTGATTTCTTTCATCCCATTTTTTTTGGTAAGCCTTCAACGCTTCAGTTCCCTGATAAGTTTTGTTTTTGTCGAAATAGCATTGGGGTAGAGTTTTCCGCACCATTTCAATTCCATCTTCGATTGAAAGTTTCGGAGCTATATCAAATGATATACCCAATTCCAAAGCTGTTTCCAACCTTGATTTACCATAAGCTCCAAGTTCTCTTACTTTTATATCATGCGGAGCAATATGTCTATCATATTTATAAGGTTTTGTATCAAGGATGTCAGCATAAAAATCCAAGCCCTCACCAGAGTTTTCATAATAATCTATAACTCTTAATTGGCTTTGCAAACGCTGAACAAACCAAATAGCCGTAGAATCTTTAAGACCCAGATCCCACCAGGTTTCAGTCCTTAGATTTTCGTTATAAGGAACATCGGTAATCCGATTGGATTTTTCAAGCTCCTCAATGATTTTTCCATAGTAAGAGCCAGTAATCGCTGCCTGAAACGAACATTCAAACTCCTGTTCGTACAAGTCTTTCGACATGACCGCTTTCGCAGCCTTTAATTCCTTATCATCCAGCACCTTAGTTTGAGAGGCTTTGTAGGTCGCAGTCCACCAGTCGTTTTCTGTTTCTGCCTGTTTATGAAGTTTATAAAAGTAGTTTTGGCCTTTGGGCGTTCCTATAAAAATACACCAACCTTTTCGATCAGCTAAAGAAGGTCGGATAATTTCTGGAAAAAGGGCTGGGCTAATATTCTGGGTTTCATCAAAAACGCAGCCGTCTAAAAAGATCCCCCTTAACGCCTGGTCATTTTCAGCACCCAGTATGGTAATCCTAGAACCGTTGGGGAAATCACATCTGAGTTCTGATTCGTTAAATTTTATATAAGGAATATTTCTGCTGTAATTTTTAATATAGTCCCATGCTGTACTTTTGCCTTGCTTAAAAGTGGGTGCGATAAAGGCGTACCTGGGATTTGGCTGCGGATTAGTCAGGGCGGCTCTAATCAGATGATTGATACATAATACCGTTTTGCCAGACCTCCTATGTGCAACAATAACATTAAATCGGTGCTTAGGGATTTGATTGTGCAAAAATTTCTGTAATCTTCTGGGCTTGTAGGGAATAACGACTTCAGGCATTTAAAACAAAACCCCCCATTAAACTTTGTACAGGTCGTATTTCACCGTCAGTTCTTCCCCCACCTTAATATCTTGAGTTGTTATTAAATTCCATTTCTTAAAATCATATTGTAGCTGGGGTTTATCTTGATTGGCAAAGCGTAGCTTAGTTTTATAGCAATTAGGCTTTTCAGAATGATTTAAAAAACCACCAAGCGGTGTGCGAATTATTTGCGAACCTAATTGGAAATGCGACATTCCTAGATTAGTGCCTTGTTTAATAGTAATAGTGGTAAAAACCCCCAGTCCTTGAATAGAACTAGGTTTAATTGTCAAACCAAAAGGCAACGGCTTGTAATTGGCCATCATTAATGAATAGTAGTATTAAAGGGGATTTGCAAGGAGTTAAAAGGGTCTGCGTTGGGAATACCTAGTTCCTCTACAATAAAACGGCTAAAATATTTAGCTTCCTGGTGGTCTTCAAAGCCTGTGAAATGAATACTCACAGACTGGGTTTTTTCAGAAACTAGAACTGTGGCAGAAATGTGGCTTTTTTTTAAAAATTCAAACATGATTTCTTAAAGTTGGTTGTGTTTACCTCCTAATAATATAAAAAAAAGATGCGTACAACTTTTGGTGCGTACCTCTTTTTTGACGTATGGGCTTTGGCTTTTTTCAACTCATTGTCATTACTAACGATAACGATCAACTTATTACTACTAATCAAAGGTAGAAAAACCTGGATCTGAATCAGTATGGCTCTAGCTTGCCTGGTATTTTTTCTTTTATCTACTCTTATAGATTGCAAAGCAACTTTGTTTATACAAAGGTAGAAAAAAACGAAGGAAAAGTATTAATATAACTTGTCTTTTAATATGTTTTACTTGCTCATCCACTTAACTAATAAAGGCTTATTATCGTTAATATTGCCAACTTTTAAGCTGCTTTTGGGTTGATACTTACTTAAAAGTGCAGAACTTCTGTATTTAATCATGCTATTTATTTCTTTTTCAAGGTTAGATATTGCAAGACTAGACTTTTGATTTGGGTTATTTTTAATATCTTCAATAGTATCTTTAATTCTAAAAATACTTGTATCTAAAGCCAAGCTAATACCATCAATAACGGCTTGATCATATTCAGCTCTAATTTTTGGCTTTTTGTTTAATAGCTTTCTTAACGCCTCATAAGTTATATTTTTATCCTTTAATATGGCTTTAATGCTTTGTTCTCCCTTTGCTAATTCTTCAAAAATAGAGCTTAATGTTTCAGGTGTTAGTTTGATTATATTCATAGATATATATTGGGATTAAAATTAAGCCTTTAAAATTATTTATATTTAAAGACTTAATTTAATTATTTTAACTTATTTTTTTTCAACTAGATTTAATACTTTAACAGCTTTTTTATAGGCTTCATTTAACGTATTAACCTCAATGTGATCTAAACGCTTTTTTTCAACACCTTTATAGGTAAGAATACACCTATAATTTCCTTTATTTCCAAAGGTGTGAAGCTCACATTTTTTTAACATATTTTCATTCATAGTTAAAATTTATATAGATAAGCCTTTTTATAGTCAAGTTTAATATTGACTTTTAATTGACAATAATTAAGATAATCTCATTATGTTTATTTATATATTAACATTTAAACAAATGAAAGGTTAAAAATATGGTAAAAAACAAACATACTAATAAAGTGTACAAATATATTAAAGGTAAAATATATAAACACTTTTCTACATTAACAAAAACAACAACAAATTTTAGGATAAAAGATTATTTTGATGTTGTGCCGTATGATTTTAGTAATTTTTATAATCATAATGAAAATTATTATCATGTAGTAAAATATAATAATTATGGTTCTTGTGTTTATGAATATGCTGAAAGTGATTTAAATAGAATATTAAACTAATAAAAATTAAGAGGGCTAGAGATAGCCCTCTTTTTTTATGGAAAGGGTTAAAAATGAAAGAACTATTTTACGCACTATATTTTGCCCTGCATTTTGCAGGAGCATTTTTGGGCTTAATCATAGCCATACATTTAAGCACATTTTTGGGTTTATCAATGTTTTTCTTTTTCATCATTAAATTTTGCTTAATGATGCCAAATATAGAAAAACAAATATAATTAGATGTTGACAACTATTTATATTTGAATTAAATTGTCAATAGATGGAGGAAAATAAAATGATAAAAACAATACAAGAACTAAAGCAAGTGAATCAAAGCTATTTTACACCTGAAAATAAAAGATTTTTTAATGACATTAATTATAAAGTCTTAAAAGGTGCAAAATCAAAAACAAGGTTTTT